CTATTATCGTTGTTAACTTCGTTGTTTACTTCGCATGCCATATATGATAGTAGTTTCTATAAATATATAAATAGATTAACGCTACTATTATAGAAAATAATATCGCTAATGCCCCCCACAATCCTTTACCGACTACCCTATAATACTGCTTCAATTTAGGGAAGATATTTATCTCGTAAATAATGATATCGCCTATATAACCGATAAGGAAAGATATCACTAAAAAAATAAAATATTCTTTTTTAGATTCAGGTAAATATTTATCATGGGTGATGTGAAAAGTTTTCATAATTAAACCAACAATTATGATAACTGTTAGTAGGGCATAGAACGCCGCTAAGAACATAGATTTATTTTGGAAATAAGGTTTTAAGGTTTTCAGTGAATCATATATTTTATATTCATGTAGAATTTTTACGTTACTATTTACCAAAATATTTAATAAGATATCACTAACAAATGCTATTTTAGCATTTAATAATAAAAATAAGAGTTCGTTAGATATCATTTATATTATATCATATTATAAATTAATAGTAAGCCAGCAAAAGTGGTAACGTTGGATAGGAAGGCAATAATCTGTTTATGAGGTGGATGATATAACGGAGTTACAACAATCATAAATGCTAATAATAATAGACAAATATATCTTATATATTCTTTTGTAATATATTTTTGCGTTCTTTCTTTATCCAAGAAATAACAGACTATTATTATAGAACCGATAATTTCTAAGAGTATAACGCCTATCATGCCTAGTTCATTAATAGGATAAGGAAATCCTGTCTTTTTAGATAAACCTAAAGTTTTCTTTTTAAAACTTGTTATCTTTCCAAATCCCGAATAAATAAACATAATAAAAAATAAAAAGACAGATACTTTGATGATCATATTATATATATAAGTAATATTTAATTAAAATATCAAGTTTTTTTATTAAAAACATAAAAACCATCTCCTTCAATGAAGGAGATGGATTCACCCGTGAAGTCAAAATATTGATTTATTAATCTACCTCTTTCGAATATCTTTGAATATCTTAAATAGAAATAAATAGCTGGTATCATAACCCCTATACCCCGCCCCCCGATAGCTAATGTTGGGTCATTTAATTCTTCTAGTCTTTCAATTGGTACTTGTTTAGCAATATCATTACCCACTTTTGACTTAGATAAATCACGACCATTTTGCGTAGTGTGGAAACCACTGCCACTACCATCACCTTTCGGTACTTTAAATAAACCCGAACTACGTATTTCCGAATCTATTGTTTCTTTATCTTTCATTTGGTCCCAGTCCTCTTGATAAATACATAGCTTCTGTGAAATATTAGTTTCTACTATCGCCTCTATTAATTTCGCAAATGCATTAACACCGCGTTCGTCTAAATGATGTAACGTCCCCCTATCTATGAATATATTTTCAAACATATTATTTGGTAAGTGTGGTTTACACATTTCAAACCCCCTTCTAAAAACATCAGTGTCTGCTAACCAATTCATTTGGAATGGTTCTAGGGGATTTAAAAAAGAAGAGGCACCGTGGTCACTTGAAGAAAATCCTATAAAATGAGGATCAATAGTTCCCCACCTATTTTTATCGCTTAAAAGACCATCGTTCGCCCCAATTACGCAAATTTTACATTGTCTTACTTTTTCTTCAAATAACTGTGGTTTTATACTTTCAATGTATTCCCCTGTTACTTCAAATAATACTTTCCCCATTAGATCATCCTCATTATAATCGGCATCATAATCGTCGGTGAAGTTGAATGTTGGTAGTGTACCATCTATTGGAATATATTCCCCCAATGAATTTAATAATAAACTAATTTTTCTTGTATCTATTTTCAATATAAAAACTTGCGCATCGATCTCATCTACTTTCCACGCACCATCAAAATTAGAAATATATATTAAATTATATTGATGTTCTATTCCATCCACGTCTTTTGAAACATATAATCTTTTACCATGTATATCTTGACATTCTAATGGTTCATTATCTTCTATATCGGGACTATCTAAAACGACCACCCCATCTGCGCCACCTATTTTATAATACTTTTTAGTTTTCCCAGTTTTCCCAGTTTTCCCAGTTTTCCCAGTTTTCTTAGTTTTCCTAGTTTTCCTAGTTTTCCCAGTTTTCCCAGTTTTCCCAGTTTTCCCAGTTTTCCCAGTTTTCCCAGTTTTCCCAGTTTTCCCAGTTTTCCCAGTTTTCCCAGTTTTCCCAGTTTTCCTATTATTTTTACTTCCTCTTTTATTCTTTCTTTTAGTTTGATTCATATTATATATAAGTAATATTTAATTCTTGGAAAGGCGTTATCGTCGTTCTATAATGTCCATCATTTTAAATTTAATTTTATTCGCCTTTTCGGTTTCGATTAACGATTGTAATTTAGAATTATATTCATCGGGTAATTGATCTTGATCATAATATGATTTGAAGATAGTATAAAGACACTGAACACATTTATATTTTGTATCACTATCATCGCTATCATCGCAATCTCTTAAATTAATTATTAATCCATCAATAACCTGATCTATTTTACCTATGACTATTTTTTTCTTTTCTAGCACAGTAATTAATAAAGAATGAGCTATTAATTTATCTAATTTTTTATTACGTTCACACATGATTAAATAATCCGATTCACCTTTAATTTCGTAGTTCTGTATATCTCTATAAATTTTATCACTACATTTCTCAATTTTATCATAAATATTGGGTGTACGAGGATATAAATAATGTATCAAATCAATATAGATATCTACATAAATAGTATGAAGAATACATTTTTGTAAAATACTATCTAAGATCATATCTCTCAGATAATCTTTATCAATAATCTTCTCCTTTATCTTTTGCCTCACGGAGAAAATATTTTGATCGGATACTTTGTTCAGGAGAGCATTGATTTCTTTGATAGCGATAGTATCTTCACTCATATTTTGATGCTTATTGCGTCTTCCTTTTTTCTTATTCATTTCTAGCCTAAAATATTTCTTATTTAGTTCTATATTATCAATGAAACTTGCGAATTCATTACACTCTTTTCTCTCACAATATTCATCATAGTCTTCGTTAAATTCTGAAGAAGATATAATATTATTTAAATCATCGATAGAAAGGATACTCATATTATAGATAATATATATCTATATAATCTTTATATAGATATGGTTATTTTATCTTCTTCAGAATTTAGGAGTATGGAAAATGATAGGATTCAGAAGGGTATTCAAGGGTTAACGCAACAGATAAATATACAGTCTGCGAGGGGTTTCGGTCATGAAACCGCCAGTAATACAGTCACTACATCGCTAAATAATAATGAATACATTGGTTATTTATTAATAAATGATAGGGTAGCTGCTTCAGGATTCGGCAGATTAGATAGCAAAGATGGTTCTGATATAAAACATAAAACTATGTACATACATAGTATTTCGGTTTCTGCCGAGTTTAGAGGACAAGGTTTATGTCAGAAAATAACTGGGGAATTCATTAAAAAGTTTGGTAATCATATCCTATATTTAACAGTTAGAACTGAACTGGGTAATGAAAATATCAGTGGTATAAGATGCTATGAAAAGAGTGGCTTTGTTTTGTTGAACGAAGTTTATAGAGATCATTATGATGGTAAGAATAATGCCATGATAAGATTACCTACTATGAATAAGAGAGCGAATACTCGTAAAAGAAGATCTCGGAAAAAAGGAAAAAAGTAGCTGTCCATGAAAATATTATGTCATATGTCATTTCCTTATTTTATTTTATATATATGTATATATATAGATGACACGGATGACAATGAAAAGGAAAGGGAAAGGGAAAGGGAAAGGGAAAGGGAAAGGTGGTAGAGGACACCCGAAGCAGCGCTGTATCCCTAAGACTAAGCGTAAGAAAAGGAGCAAGAGTAAAAGGGTTCCCCGCCAAAGCGCGAGCTTCGCTCTGCGGCGGAGCGCCCGAATAGCAGCAGCAGCAGCAGCAGCAGCAGCAGCAGCAGCAGCAGCAGCCGAAGCAGCCCGGATAAATAATGAGAATGGTGTTCGTGATGACGAACTAGCAGTGATACTTCACAGAGAGCAGAGGGAGGATCAGGCGGAACAGGCGGAATGGGATCAAGTGATAAACAACGATGGCGAACGATAATTTAAAACTATTTAACGAACTTATATTAGTAAATAAATAATGAGTGTTTTTAAAAATTTTACGAATCTAATAATTACATTAGGTTTACTTACAGGTGTATCATTTGGATCATATCAATTTTGTAATTGGTATGATTGTAATGGCTTTCTCGCTCAAATGAGTGGAGATTTAATCTGTAATGCATGTATCGATATTTTTTATCATCTTAAAAATCATCAGCTATCTATTTATGGTAGCATGTTTTCATTATTCACATATCAAATGACATCTTTAATCAATAAGGCTAAGTCATCATCCGATACTTATATCTTTGAAGATTATAAATTAGGTAAAAAATCACCACGGCGTTTAAAAATAAGTAAATAAGTTTAAAAATGATTTAAAAAGAATATTTAATATATAAAATATAAAATGACGGACATGGAAAAAAAGACCGACACGGGAACAAAGAAAACTGATTATCTTGAGGTAGATGAAAATATTCCAGGGCAGAATTATGTGTGTCTTTCATTTCTATCACCAGAATCGTTAATGCAGAATAAAGAAGCATTTAAATGTGTAAAATTTCTTCAGTCTTATTGTAAAGATCAAAAATTAAAGTTTGATGACGTTTATAATAAATATCAGGATTTCATTTATAAATATGAAGATAAATTACAGCGAGATTTTGATGAACAGAATGATTTTCAGACATCGGTGCGTGGTCTCAAGGTTCGTGGTGTCTTTGATACGAGGGGTGCTGCAGAAGATAGAGCTAAAAAACTATCTCTGAGAGATAGTGGTTTTCATACTTTCGTGGGTCAGGTAGGATATTGGTTACCGTGGGATCCGAATGCCGATAAGGTTGCTGATGAAGTTTTCCAGGATAGTCAGTTAAATGACATGATGGAAAAATATCAGGAAAACAATTCTTCGCGTGATATCTTCTATGAAGAGCAGAAGCGGGATAAGGTTAATGCTGCCAGGGAAGAAGTTCTGAAAGCAAAAGAAGAAGAGTTAGCAAAGAAGAAGTTAGAGGATGGTGAGAAAGAAGATAAAGATGCTTCAGAAGAATATCCGATTGATGAACCTATTAAGGAAGGTACATCTATTGAGGATATGGAACCTGAACCTGAAGAAGAGTCTGAAGAACCGGTTGAAGAACCGGTTAAAGAATCTGTTGAAGAACCGGTTAAAGAATCTGTTGAAGAACCTGTTGAAGAACCTGTTGAAGAACCTGTTGAAGAACCTCAAGAAAAGGGTTCAGAGGTTTCTTCGGAAATTAAAGACGCCCTTGAGGGGGGGGATCCATGGTTACAACGTAAGTGTGAAGATTAAGGAAGAATAATTTATTTTTATAATTTATAATTTAATAATGAGTAGTTTTATAACTTTATTATGCATCTTTGGCCTATGTGTATTTATGTATTCTTACATAAGTATGTATAATTTAAATAAGGATTTTCCTACGAAATGTAAAGTTTTATATATACCCGAGACAGACGATATTACTAGAGAAATATCACCTCATATGGAAGTATTGGAACATGAAGCACATGAAAGCACGTTTAGTCACACACGATCTAGTGTCGCTCCATTAGGTAAATCCGAGATAGACGATATATTATCAAGTAATATGGTCTAAAAGATATGATAGATCTGTAATGAGAGAAATGGGTGGATAATTATTTAAAGATATTTAATAAAGAATTATATTGATATGGAATTAACAAGAGATACGCCTTTATCACTAAAAAAATATAAAACATTTGGAGAATTACAAGATGCGCCTATAAGGTCGTCAATACAATGTATAACTCGTATGAAATCTTCTGAAGAAAAAATAAAGTTATGTGAATGGTTATTCAATTCACATTATCTACAAAAAAATATCAAAGGAAATCTCACTGATCGCATCCGTATATTCAATAATAAAATCTGCTTTAATTATTTATGTGAGAATTACTTTAATAAGTTTGATATTAATAATCATATATCAAATAAAATATTAAATGAAGAATCATCTTTAAATATAAAAAAATTACATTCAATTCAACCATCATTAACAGGGACATTTATTGATTATTTAATGAGAAGAATCATATCAGAAATAAAAGGCGATCAATTCAGTGATAATAGAGTAAAAAGAATTTTATTTAATGACAAAAAAAATGATATAATTTATAGTGATAATATATGGAGGTTTCACGTTGATTATTTTACGGGCTTTTGTCAATGGAAAATTCAGGAAGAACCTAATATTAATTCACCCATTATTGGTGTAATACAAAATAACCATACATTTATTGAATTATCTAGAAAAGATGAATGGTTAAATATTAAATATGAAGGTAAGAATGGATGGGTCAGATATAAAATACCCGAGTTGGGCATCGGGATGTTGGTAAAGGCTGCCGCCGCTGACGCTGCCGCTGACGCTGCCGCTGACGCTGCCGCTGACGCTGCCGCTGACGCTGCCGCTGACGCTGCCGCTGACGCTGCCGCTGACGCTGCCGCATCTACCTCTTCTCCCGATGCTTCTGCTGTTGCCGTCGCCGCATCCGCCTCTTCTTCTGCTGCTTCTGCTGCTGCTGTTGTTGTTGCTGGGTTGCGTATAGAAGGAGATATAGAGGAATATATAGATAATCCATGGTTTAAAAAGATAGGAAAAGGACATATATGTTCTAGAAGATGTAAATGTATAATTGAATCTTGTAATCATTGGCAAGAGACACAATGTTTATTAAATTATTGTCAATATGAATGTTATCATAAAGTAAAAAATACAGATAAATTCAAAACTATCGAGATTATTAAAGATATATTTATAGTATCATTATGTCATAGCGAATGCTTTGGCGGATGCCCCGATCAAGAGAAGGTTAATAGTATACTTAATGAAATAGCCACGGAAGAATTTATGATAGAATTCGTTATTCCATTTTATAATTATTGTGAAGATTTAATTAAAGATAAACAAAAAATATATCTGAATCCAGCCCTAGGATGTAAAGAGAATATGATACCTTCTGATTGTGATATTATTATTGACGATTTATTGATAGATATAAAATGCACAGCCGGTGAAAATAGTTGTATTGAAATTTTACAATTATTGGGATATTTAATATTAGCATGTACAAATCCGTCAATCAATATAAATATTGATAAGATTTCGGTTATAAATTTATATAAAGGATATGAATATATATATGATGTTAGTAATTTATCAAAGGAATTATTACTGGAATATTTAAAAATATTACAGGGTAAATTATCATAAAAAAATATAGAATATATATATCATGAGACTAAGTTTATTATTATTCATTATTGGGGTATTATTTATTACCGCGGGTTATACACAGAGTATAGCACCTAAATGTGAAAAGGGTTCGGAGGTTAGAATTGTTCCTCGCAATGTTTATGATCAGATTATAGCAGATTCTACATTATAATGAATCATTTACAAACTCTATAATATTCGGTTTCTCCGACTGTATTACTTACTCTTGTAATTTTACAAATATCACCAGGGGCAATCCTTAAACGTTTAGCTATCGCATC